AACCTTCGGGTTTAAACGATATCCAAGTCCCTACAGCGGAGCCAGGAAGAGCTATCCCTATAATATTTGGAACAGTATTGATTAAAGACCCGAATACTGTTTGGTATGGTGATTTGAGCACAAGACCAATTAGAAGTAGTGGTAAATGAAAATAAAAATTAGTGATGCTCGTAAACTTGGGTACTGCTCTATAGGAATGCGTCGATTTGCAGAACATCACAATCTAAACTGGTCAGAGTTCTTAAAAGAAGGAATTGATGAAAAAATTCTACTGGAAACAAACGACCTTCTTGCGTTAAACTTGGTTAACAATTTCCACAAAAATCTTGGTGAAGAAAATGAGTCTAGGTAAAAGCCCTATCATTGGATACTTCTATTACATAGGTGCTCACCAAGTAATTTGTCGAGGCCCTGTTGATGAAATAAAAGAAATCAAGTTTGCTGATAAACTTGCTTGGAGTGGTTCTGTAACCACAAGTCAAGAAATCTCAATTAACGAACCTGAACTGTTTGGCGGTCAAGAACGTGAAGGTGGTGTTTACGGAAAAGTAGACATCTTAATGGGGGATTCTGCACAAGTTAAGAACTCGTACTTAGCTTCTAAATTGGGTGCAGTTATTCCAGCTTTCCGCGGTGTTGTGAGTGTTGTATTCAAAAGCTTTTATTTTGCAGCAATGAGTCCTTATTTCAAAGCTCCTTCATTTTTAGTTAAGCGTATTCCTTCAAAAGATTGGTTGCCCTTAATTGCAGACATTGACGGTTCTTGTAATCCAATTCACGCATTATTGGAATTATTAACTCACCTTGATTGGGGTATGGGTTATTCACAATCTAATTGTAATATGGTTTCGTTTGAGGATGCTGCTCAAGTTCTTTATAATGAAGGTTTCGGTTTATCGTTTTCTTTAAATTCAGTAGATGATTACGAAAAAACTATTGAAATGATAATGAACCATATTAATGGAATGTTCTTTGTTGATCCTTACACTGGTAAGTTCACAGTCAAACTTTTAAGAAACGATTATTCATCTGATTTAGAAAGTTTACTCCTATTGGACGAATCTAATTCTGAAGTTTTGAGTTTTCAAAGACCTAATTACTCTGAAATTATAAATGAAGTGACTTTGAATTACAGACCTTTGGGAAGTTCGAAAGACGAAAACGTAACTGTTCAAAATATTGCAGCGATTCAGAATCAGGGGTCTGTGGTTAGTCAATCAGTTAACTTTCCAGCTATTCCTAATTCAGTTCTTGCTGCTAAAGTTGCAAACAGAGAACTCCGTCAACGGTCAACGCCTCTAGCAAAATTAAAAATTAAAGTGAACCGTGATGCTTGGAATAGTACAATTGGTGACGTTGTTAGACTTAACTGGAATGCTTTTGGAATTGAGTTGTTAGTATTTAGAATTATAGCTATTGATTACGGTAATCTCGAAGATGGTGCAATTAATATTGAAGCAATTGAGGATATTTTTGGATTATCCATTAGTTCGTATTATGAAAACCAGCCTTCCGGATGGGTTGACGAAGCTAGTGATCCTCAACCTTTAGCTAATTACAGAGTTGTTGAAGCCCCTTATTGGGATATTGTTCAAACACTTGGCGAAGCAGATACTAATTCATTAGATTTAGATATTGCATTCTTAATGGCTTGGAGTTCACAACAAACTTACTATGCTACACTCTTTGAATTGTGGACACCAACAGGAACAAGTTCTAACGTCACACCTGTGACAAAACGTTATCCGTTATACGATGTTTATTCGCAGAGTTCGTTGACTACAACAGGGACAACAATTGTAGTTACTTTGAATCCATTTGATTTTTATTGGGTAAGTGCTGGAACTCCAATTCGAATTATTAATGGAACTACAGTTAATACATTGACCGTAGTATCAATGACGGATTCTTTAATTACTGTTGCTTCAAGAACTGGTGACGCATTTGCTTTAGGAAGTTATTTGGATTTAGGTTATGACGTTTATTCAAATCCTTTACAACTAAATGACCAATTGACTTCAGGAGCAACATCAATTCTTTCATGGACTGATCCTGCTGGTGGTTCTGTTGGTTATGTTGTTGTCAATGGTTATTACGTTATTGAACAAGAGATTGTCAAAGTGACTGCTTTTGTTCCAACAGTTTCAATCACACTTGCTCGCGGTCAGAAAGGTTCTGTGGCAGCTACTCATCCCGAAGGTTCGTTCATGAGGATTGTCAGTATTGATCCAGTTGTTGTCACAGACCAATACGAAAAACGTTCAAATTCCTCGTTATGCACAACCGCAACAGTGAATACAAGTTACGGGAAAGGTTCTGTGAATATTCTTCCTTCCAATTGGAAAGGGCACTTAGAAAGTATTGTTCTAGGCTCTTACGCTAATTGGGATGACGAAATTGTTCGTGTTGATGCTGTTAGCTACAACTTGATTGTTCTTGGACGCGGTTGCTTAGATACAATACCACAAGAACATTCTGCAGGTTCTTTAATTCAGTTTACCGAAGATTATAGGGCTTTTAGTGATTATCAATACCTTAATGGTGAAGATGTTGACTGCAAGTTACTGACTCGGTCGAGTACAAAGCTGTTAAGCTTGGATGATGCACCTGTTGTAACCACAACCATGATAGGTCGTAAAGATTTACCTTATCCTCCAGCTAAGTTCCGCATGAATACCGATAAGTACCCTGAAAAGATTGTAGCTGGTCTAACCCTATCTTGGGCTAGTCGTAACCGTTTACTGCAAACAAGCAGAACTATCGTTGATGAATCTGAAGCGTCCATATCTGCTGAAGTAGGGACTACTTACAACCTGAAGATTTATGGTGAAACAGATACTTTATTGAAAGATGTGACTCAATCAGAGTTAACGTACAACTTTAGCGACGAAGTTGCTATTAGTGGCTTGTGGTCAGTTGACCCTACTGTAGTTGAAAAGTTCAACGTAGATGCTGAAACTGCCTTGAGTGGGTGGGTAGGTTCTTCTTTATTAGAAGATTATCATATCAGTGGTCGAATCTTTTTACATGACGGAACTCAGTATATTGGGCAAAAGCAATTGATTTCTGATTCTCCATTTAGCACTGTTGATCATGAATGTTTAATTGTTTCAACCATTCCAGGCACTTGGACTGAAATAACCACAACGGGGATTTCTACCGAAATATTTGGTATTTGGTTCAATAATGGATACTATATTGCTCGAACCGTTGGAAGTTGGGTTACTAGCTCAGACTTGATTACTTGGTCAACTTGTACTACTGCTCCACCCGACCCGACTAGCATTAGTTCCAACGGCACTATATTCGTTTGTGCTGTCAAATACAGCGATTATGTTTTTAAAGTTTACACTTCAACAGACGGTGATGTGTGGTCGATAGTTCAGACAATTACATTCCCAATAAGTAGCTATTACACTATTTCGAGTGTTGATACCATTGGATATGTTGACGGTAAATTCTATATTCGTTCTACTTGCGTTGGCGATGGGATAACGTTATTATCGTCACCTGACGGGACTACTTGGACAGAATATTTTAATAGTGGTGCAGTCAGTAAATCCGGAGTTGGTTCGATTGCTTATAAATCAGGTGTCTGGCTCTTAGCAATGAGCGGACTCAATATGTTACGCTCAACTAATGGAACTACTTGGTCGATTATCACAGGGAGTACAACTGGACTACACGCCCACGAAACATTCGCTGATGCAACTTATTTTTATACAATTGGTCGCGACAATGGTATTGGTGATGTTTATTTGTCCCGTTCAACAGATGGAATAACTTGGACAGATGTTAGTGTAGCTTTTGAAGATCCTGGATACGGCGGAGTGTTTTACAATTTGACTCTTCATTATGCTTCGATGGTGTCGGGGCAGTTAATGTATAGTGGCTATTTAAAATATTGGGAAAATCGGGAAGTTACATATTCGACTGATAATGGAACTACTTGGCAAAAATCTTTCCCCAATGCTTTGAAAATTACTAGAACTACAAGTTCACCCTTGAGCGGTTCTTATAGTTTACTGACTGAAAACCAATCTTATTTATTGGGTCAGGTTGCAAAAGAATTCACAGACGGTATTGATTTCAATACTCAAAAAGTTATGTTTGAATTCTTACTTAAATTAACAAGTTCAGAGACTTTAAGTTTTCACTTATTGGACAAGCAAGCGGACTACAATAACGGGTATATTCTTTCGTTTAACGAAGGTACTGGTGAAATTATTTTACAGTCTGAACAGTTCCACATATCCGACCCGTTGACAAGTACAATAACCACAATTGCCACGGTAAGCTATGCTCTAAGTCTTGGCGTAAAATATAGAGTTTATTTGGAATTATTGCATGGTAACAATTATATTCTAGAACTTTACGATGCAACTGATACCCTTGTGGTCAATGACTCTGATACTTTCACAAGACCTTTCAGTAACCTAACAAGATCCAATACAGGAATAGTTGCTATTGAAGGTGAATGTATTAGCGATAACATTACTGTGAATGTTGAGCAACACCTTGCAAGGTATAACGAATCTTTGCGTGTTGAATTGGATACCTTGCGTGATGGTTTGCACAGTATGCAAAAAATAAACCATACAGTGACTAGGGATAGTACGGTTGTTTAACTGCTATTTTAACCGCTGGCAAAGTGCTTAAACCGCACAAACTAAAAAGGGTAATACGTTAGCATTACCCTTTATTTTTAACCCTGTTAAACGCTAAAGCCTTATTTAGTCTTCCAATTACGACAAATTCTAGCAACTTCTTCACACTGTTCTTCGTTGAACATACCAATATGACAACTTTCAATAGGTATGTTCATCTCTTGAGCTAGTTTAGCGTAAGCCTCTCTCCTGTGCATTAAATGCTCTTTCCAAAAAGGGTCAAACGCATTATGCGCCATGCTTTTTAATAAACGTAATTTCCTATTTGCTAGTCGTCCCAAAGGTTTAGTTGAATGTGGATGACATCCTACATAAGCATCGCAAGAATTGCAAATATAAAAATGTTTCCATGCTAAATCAGAGCGATGCGGATAAACTACATCACCTTTAACAAGTTCAGATAACTTGTTGCAATACGGACAGATTGGATTCGTCATCAGCCAATTACCCCATCAAGAGCTGCAAAATCACTTTCGTTAATTTCTTTAACAAAAGTGATAACCCATTCTTCAGGTTGACTAGCAGTCATTATAACTAATTGACTAAAAGAACCTTTGAACACTTCCATAGCCTCATGCCATGGACTATTTGCGTCTTCACGCCACTTGTAACAGTAGAACCAATGTTGCATTTTTACACCCTTTTAACCTAAAACTAAACCCTATTTAAACCGCTGAAAAAGCACATTAAACAGGGTTAAAACTAAAAAACAATATAAAGGTACTACCCTGCTTTTTAGTAGGTAAGCCCACTAAAATCAACACCAACGTCAATAATGTCGGTAGCTAACTCAGCAATGAAAACTTCATGTCCCATGAATGTTAGTTTAGCAACAGTAAAGTCAGCATGATAAGAAATCTGCTTGAGTTTAGTTGCAGTCTCATTGTTCATGTAGATACGACGAATTTCAATACCACGTTGGTGAAGAATTCGTTGTTTAGTTTGATACTGGTTTAGAATACAATTCAAGTATTGTTGGTCAGTCATTTTCATTTTACACCTGCTTTTATCAGTAAAGATTTAAACAAAGCAATAAACGACTCAGAAGAGTCGTCAATATGCTTCCCATTAGCTAAACGGATTGTTCCGTAGAACTTACCGTTATACGGGAATATGTACATCACACCTCCCACAAACAGTCTTGAGCTAACCAAAAATCAGACCAGTTTAAAGAAGCAACCGCATCTTTATTCCAAGAACCTTTGTAATTCTTTTCAAAATTCAAAGCACCACCAAGGGCAAAGAACATCAGATAATGGTAAGTTCCCATTAAATCACCTCTTGGTCTTCAAGTGCGGTCACAAGACCGTCAAAATCTTCGTTTGGGCCAAGTAAATCCGCCATCATTTGAACAGTAAATAAACTGTGTCCCGTATCTTCAGCGAGGCATTCAAGGTAATGTTTACGGTTGCGATAACCTTGTTCTTGCCAAACTGTTTTCTTTGTTTCTTTCTTTTCGCACATAATATTCCCCAATAGTTGTTCGTGATGGTAGTTATGTACCGTCACAGATTGTTGTTTACAAATCAATTAAATCTTGAACAGAGTCTTCTAAGGTGGTAATAAGACCATCAAAGTCTTCACTTGACCCAAGTGTATTTGCAATAAATTTCACTTTTTCAAATGGGACACCCCATTGAATTGAAAGGTCTAGCAAATAATCGTTACGATTAGCGAAAGGTTTGTATGTTACAGCTTCTTCAGCGATGCGCTTTTTAACCACAATAGACCGTTCTTCTGCACGAGCTAACATTTCGCTAAGTGTCGACGGTTGAGCTTTTAAAATCTTGCGACACATTACCAAGTGACCAGCTTCATTCACGGTAATTTTACCATAAAATTCACTATCACGTTTAAACCATTCTGTACAGTTCCCCATTTTAGTTGAAAAAACTACTTTCCGTTCTTGCAGATAAATACGAGCCTTACCTTGCAAAATGTTACCAGTCTGCGAACAAATGCGTACACGCGGACGGTCATAACTGCCGTATGAATTGGCAGTAAACCCAAGTTCTAACAGCTTGGATATAATTTCTAGTCTTGTCATAATGCACCTTGCTTAACGGTTGTTGTGGTAACTAAACATAACATAACAAGCCAATAATGCAACTGTTCATTTGTTCTTGTTAAACCAACGTCTCACAACATAATTCCTTAAAACTGAAGTAATTGTGAATATCGCAACTATCTGAGCGTTTTGACTTGTGGTTACAGTTAGTCCATAGAGCGGATACACAATCATTCCGACAATAAAAGAAATCATGAAACCAAAGAATGTATTGTACATTGCTTCAATAAAACTTTGAAATTTACTTTGTTTCATATTAACCTCTAAAATGGTAAATCATCGTCATCTATATAACTAGCAGACTTAGGATTCACACCATTAATTTGAATTGGTGGAATATCTAACTCGCAAGCCTCCACAGTACCGAAAGCAGAACCATCGAAACAGTGTGCTTTAATTTCAGGAAACTGTTTGTTAACCCACACACGAATATGACTTGCAGCTTTTAAAGATTCTAATTTTTCAAGAGAATTCTTTGTACTTGCTTCGAATGGTAATGTGGTTCGATTACCCCACCATTCACGTGCTTTCCGTTGAGCATAGCCTTCGTGTTCGAAACAAACGTATTCGTCGAACTTACGCAAACCACAGAAATAAGAAACCTTCAGCATTGGGGGTTTTCCAGCTTTCGAGTGTAGCGAATAATTAATGCTCTGAACTTTAAACACTTCGATAACAGGCATTTCCTGTTTAATAAGCTCGCTTGTAGATGCTTGTGCTTCTATTTTAACTTTGAAGATAAACTCTGTTCCGCAGTTAATACAATATCGAACCGAACAATGGTTATAAGTGCCACAGACTTCACAAGTCTTAACTGGAGCTTCGCCACCTTTTTCACCCTTCTTACGAGGAATAACAGGGTCGTTAATTGGGCCAAGAGTTCGAGTATTCCCAGCAAAATCAAGGACTAGACAGTTATGCTTCTGACTGTTAGTAATTGCATGGCGACGACCTTCAATAGTTTGCAAGTCGTAGCCTGGCGCGTAAACTGGTCTAGTTCCCCGACCTAACATCTGTATCCAAAGAACTACAGATTTAGTAGGTCGTAGCATCACAATCAAGTCAATTTCGGGATGGTCGAAGCCTGTGGTTAGTACGGAATTATTAACCACACATCTTAACTTACCCGACTTGAAATCACGGATAACTTGGTCGCGGTCTTTATCATCCATCTTAGAATGGACTGCCGCAGCACTAATCCCCATATCCATGAGCATATCTGCAATATGGATAGCATGGTCAACACCTGACGCGAATATCAGCCAAGCGTGTCGGTCTTTCCCTAATTGCAAAGTCTCTTCTAATGCCGCATAGGTAATTTCAGTCTTGTCAACTGCAGATTGTAATTCGCCTTGCGCGTAATCACCTTGCCGTGTAGATACACCTTCTAAGTCAATGACAAGTTTGGTAGATTTCGGGATAGGTGGCAACAAATAACCTTCGTCAATCAATCGATTAAACGAAGTCATGTCCGTTAAGTCATAACAAATGTCGGTAAAGATTCCACCTTCATTTGTTAAACTGCCGAAACCTAGACGCCACGGAGTAGCAGTAAACCCGATAATCTTTAAATGAGGGTTAACAAGCTTCAAAGCGGTAATAAAAGCTCGGTACATAGTCTCGTCGTTAGGCGAAACTAAGTGACATTCGTCGATTATAATTAAATCCACTTTGCCTAAGAGGTGCGCCTGTTTTGCGATAGAAGCAATGCCTGCACAAGTTATTCGACAGTTGAGCTCTTTTCGCCCAAGACCAGCTGAGTAAACACCTACAGGCGCGGCTGGCCACAAGGTGATTAACTTTTCATAGTTCTGTTGAATTAACTCTTTAACGTGTGTAAGCATCAAGAGTTTTTGGTTAGGCCAGTTCTTATAAACGTTTTGTATAAATCTTCCAATCACAACGCTCTTGCCCGTGCCTGTGGGCATCGCAACTAGAGGGTTCCCAGTACCTCCAGCTTTAAAGTATTCAAAGATAGACCAAACTGCCGCAGTTTGATATTCGCGGTCTGTAATAGGTTTGCTCATAAGCTAGGTTTCCTTTCCCAATTAGAACAACCAGTCAATTGCACTTCTTTTGGAATAGCTCGACCATAAGCTTTACATAACCAAGAACCATCACCACAAGGTTCGGACGCATCGCAAGTTCTACAGTTCTTTTCTACGTCACCGCTTAGGTGGCAGACGTTCCTGTGGTCACAAAACTTACAATCAAACCAGCCCGGAGAAGTATTAATTTTAGCAGGGGCTTCATCTAAAAAGACTAAGGTTATCCCCCTGTTAATAAACCTGTCAGCAATTATATTATCAAGGTAAACTAGCTCACCGTAAACTTCGTCGTCATTCTTGTTGACTGCTAGGTACAATGCAACAGTTAGACCTAGTTTTTTCATGTAAATCTGCATTTGAACATAATGCTCAAACTTTGTAGCTTGAACACCTTCTTTTTTAAGCTTTTTAAAAGAAGAATCATTGTGTGTCTTAAATTCGGTTAAACAAGGCATAGTTGGATCTAAATCGGGAATACCTAATGCAACACCATCGGTTGAACCGCCAAAGTGTCCACCAGCATCACTTACACGAAATTGATTTCCGTTAGTATCTTGCTGCCAGAATTGGACGTTAATTGTCAACAACATTGCAATGAAGCGACCTTCTTCTAAATGACCGCGATTAAACAAGCGAAGTATCCGACCATCGAAGTTCGGTTTACTTGCCCATCGAAACCCATACCATAACTTTCGGTCACAGATTCCACCAATCAGTGAAGCTCCTAAATGGGAACGGAAACCTTCATCTTTGCCGCGATAAGCGTCAGTGATGTGTGGTAATATTTTACCCAAGTGAACTCTAAATTGAGCTCCTTGGTCAGCTGCAATAGCTTCATTAATAGCTGCAACTGTCTTTGTCGCAAGATGTATCATTAGTTATCACCTTAGTAATTGTAAACATTCTTGTAAGAAAAAAAATTTCCGCCTGATGGGTCGCCGATGTTGTGACGGTCTAACCATCCATTCTTATGCAACCTGTGCAGAAAAGCTCCAGCATTTGGAATACTAATTTTAAATTTATCAGCTATGTCCGTACTTGTAGCTTCACCTTTAGACCGAATAAAGTCTAAAATTTTCATTTGTTTTTCAGAAGGAACAATTTTACGAATCAAACGTGCATTCTTTAATATCCCACACATTAGGTCTTGCTTAGTCATTATAGTGCCCAATTAAATAAGGGGCTCAACGCCCCTTATCTATCTAGCTAAAAGTTATTGTTGAACCCATGGCGGAACATCAGCAGCAACAGTTTCAGTCACTGGAGTTTCTGCAACTGGTGGAGCTACTTCAGCTACTGGGGCAATAGGTTGAAGCGGTGCTAATGCTTCAGCAGGCTTTGGAGCTTGCCAAGGCTGTTGGCCAGCAGGAGCGCCCCAAGCTGGAGGAGCTGCAACTGGAGCGGCTGCAACAGGCGGAGGTGTAATTGGTTTGGCGGTAACTGGAGGAGTCGCGCCTGGAGCAGAACCACCACTTACACCAACATTAGTCGATGACTTTTCCCAACCAGTAACTTCGTTCTTGTCATCATACTTTTCGCCAGTGTGTTGGTCTTTAATACCGCCTGGAGTGATTTTTAATTTCACTTTAAACGGAATGTTATGTAACTGCTGACTGTCATTACACTGAATAACATTCACGGCATGACAAATTGCAGATAATTGCTTTTGTGCAATTTCTTGAGCCATTGGTGAAGGGTTGACAATGTTAAGTTGTCCAAAGATTTTACGACCTTTAAACTCACCATCAACAATGGAATAACGCAATTTAAGAATTGTTCCAGTTCCAGCAGCAGTTGGCACAACTTCGGAATGCTCAATAA